TGACTTTTTTGTTGTTAAATGTTCAACTAGTTTCTTTTTTGCAATAACCTTTTTTTCAATATTTGATAATGAATCTTTTTCAGATAATATATCTAAAGATTCATATAGTTCGTTAGTTTCAATTTTAATATCCCCCAATTTTTTATGTAGTGATTCGCAAAAGACATTTAAATCATTCCAATTACCCATTGGTTGACCAAAATATGTATTTAATCCCTCAACATATAGTATCGCGATCTCTTTATTGTCAAAATATTTATTCTCAATTTCTTCATAAAACAAATACATTTCTTTAAATGCTTTGTTTTCTTTAATTGTGTTTAACATATCTTTTACTTCATTCTTATTTTGTTTAGAATAAGATTCAGTTATTTTAGTTAACATTTTGGTTTTAATCGTTCCGAATTTGTTCATTTTTAATCGTTTAAAATGTCGTTCAATTTATTCTCTATTTCATAAATATTCTTCTGTGCCTTTTCAAGATTAAACAAATCATCATTTTCTTGAGATTCACCTAAAACACTTCTAATCTTACTAAATTTCTTTCTTTCACTTAATGGTTCTGATGGTTCTCCAGATGGTGCGGCCGCTGGGGTAGGTGATGACATACCACCTAATGCACCCTCTTCACCACCTTCTGGTGCCTGTGCTTCTATCTTAGCTCTTTCCTCTTCAGGTATACCATATTTATTATCCACTTCGTCAAATACACCAGATCTTCTGATAATTTGTGCTGTGTTTTGTAATTCGGTACCCATTGCTCTCTCAAGACGTTGTTGTTGTAAATCTAACAATACTTCATTATCACTCATACCAAGAATGTTTTTCTTAGCCCAAGTATGTGATACTGGTAATATACCAATTTGAGATTGATCTGAAGTAGCGTCTTTGTATAAAGTAACTTTTTCTTTCCATTGCTCGATCTTTAATAAGTCTGCTTGTGAAGATGGATTTGTTAAACCTAATGTGAAATTCTCTAATTCATCTTCTAAACCTAAAAGATATAAATGAATTAATGCTATTTTATTTAACTCTTGTATTAAAGACTTTTGTATTCTATTAATGGTTCTTGCAAAACGAATATCCATTAATGCAAGATTCTTACCATCACCAACAACCTCTTCAAAACCTAAGAATGCCTTAGGAATACGAAGTGCTGCCAATAGCTTCTTTTGGATATATTCAATATCCGCAATTTCACCTAAGTTTTGTGCACCGGCTAATGTTTCAATTGGGCTAGGAGCGGCTGGATCACGAACAGGAATAAAATAATCCTGATCAACAGCCATTTGGTTATATCGCATATCCACCTGACCGTTTCTACTATCTACTACTTGATCTCTTTTAAATTTATTTGCAACACGTTGTACATATGGTTCGATATCTTTATCGTCCATGTTTCCAACAAATATTTTAAATACTCGTCTTTCAGGTGCTCTTGATGTTCTGTAAATTAACATAGCATCTTCAGCAAGTAAAAGTTGTTTCCAAATTCTTCTAATCTTATCTAACATAGAAGTACCGTAAGGTAACTTTCTATCATCACCTAATAATCTAAAGTGAGCAAGCTCCCAAGATTGAAACTCCATATCCTTGTTTTTCCACTGAAATCGCAATTCGCGAATCGGAGATTTTATATCTCCAGCAGTTGGATTTTTTGATTGTGCACCCTCAATTCTCTCAATTTCAATATTTGGTAATTGTTGGCAACCAACAATACCTCTTTCTGGATCACTCTTTAGATAAACAAAGTTGTCACCATACTTACATACGTTTCTAGCCCACATTTGTAGGTTAGTATTAATATCTAATCTATTTTCAAATAAATCTATTAAAACATTTTTTACTCTTTTTGATTCAGAGTACACATTTAAAATATATCCCTTTTCTGAAACTGTTGTTGATTCTTCTGCGTAAATGTCTAACGCGGCAGATACCTCTGGAGTAAACTCCATAGACTCATAATCATAATAAGCTGCTAATCTGTTTGGTTCATAATATACCGATTGGTTATATAATGAATTATCCAATTTAGCCCACTTATCAAAAAGATACTGGGATTGCTGTGCTTGTAATCTTGCTTTTTCAAATTCAACTGGGTCATCGGTCTTAAGTAACTCTTCTCTAGAAAAGTTAAAAGATGGGCTCTGCTCTCCTTTATTCTGAAAGCCGAATATTTTAGTTAATTTCTGAAAAACTGTCAAATCTTGATTCGCCATACTATATAAATACTATTGTAATTAATCTAATCAATTTTTATTGAATTATAAAGCCTTTTTATTTGTTCCAAACAACCAAGAATATTGATTGTACTGTTCTTTTGCTGGCGTTCCGTTATTATTACTCTTAGCATATGGTGAACTATCTATCTGCATCATACCAACTTGATCAAAACTAGTACCATATGAATAGTTTTCTGTTTGTGGTGATTGATATGTTCTTTCAGACATAACCCAAGAATCTAACATTGCTTTGTTTTGCTGCTCATTCCTAACTAATTGTGTAAATGATATATCCCCAGCATACAATGCAATTGCTAAACTCATAATAGAATCGTCATGTTGACCTTTCATGTGATCCGGTCTACCGTTTATATAAACAAAGGTATTAAGCTCGTTTAAAAGCCTATTTGATCTAACAATAAAATCATGTCTCAATTGTTCTTCAAATGCGGAAATAATCTGCGTTCTTTTATTGTTGAAATTAATTCCGGGTATTTTTTCCATTGCTTTTGCATTATATTCCCAAACATTCTTGGTATTAATACCGTCAATGAATAAGTTCTTATAATTCATTTCTTGCAATTTTCTTGATGTTGCAACACCCATACCACCCGTGATATCGATTACAATAAACGCATCATATAGTACACCCCATTTATAAGCAACAGATGCTAAATCATCTGGTGGCATTTTACCAACATATTCAACAACTTGCTCTCTTTCATCAAAATCAATAATATTAATTGACGAATAATCTTCACTATCTCCTCTACTAACATCAACTCCCATAATATACCTATGACCCTGAACTGGTTCATTCCATTGCCAAAGCAAACCTTGTATATATTTTTCTTTTGGTTGTTTAATCATGTTTTTGGCAATCTTTTCCATTATATCATTTGGTATAACGCTATCACCGGAACCCAAGAAATCACATTCAAGTTCTTGCGCAATTTTTCTTTTGTCATATTTGAATTTTTTGGACATGGACTCAAACCATGTTGAATATGGTTGATAACCATTATCCATTAATTCTTGATACTTTGTTAAATCAAATTCCTTTAAAATAACCTCATCGTCATTATATTGCTCTCTGTTCAACATATAATGCACAATATCTGGAACTTTAATCCAAACTAAATCTTTAGTATATCTAGGATCTTTAAACCATCTTAAATCGGTTATATGAAAATCATTAATACCTCTTATTGCTTGTTCATAAACACCGTAATAAATTGGATCGTAGCCATTTGGTGTTGAGATTAATATAATCTTACCACCGGTTGATAACGAGGCCATAGAAGCCGCCCAGAAGTCATCTCCAGCCTCAATATATGCGGCCTCATCAAATACTAATATTGTTGGTGTAAAACCACGAAGAGCATCCGCAGATGTGGCCACAGCCTTTACCTCTGATCCGTTATTTAACCTAAATCTACTTTCTGAATTTTTATCTGGTGAAAACCCCACATTAATCCATTCTGGCCATTGATCTAAAAAGTGACGAACTTTATTCGCCATCTCAATTGCGGTATCACGCTTGTTTGCGATAATCAAAACCCTTTCTGGGTTTTCTGGTTTTGCTAATTGTAATTTTTTTGATAACCATGCAGCCGTTACTGTTGTAACACCAGCTTGACGATATTTTCTTGTGATGTTCTCATTATACGTTTCGTAATCTTTTAATAATTGTATTTGATCCGGAAACAACTCTAATGGTACAAACTTTCTCTGTGTATTATCAAAGGTTTGAAGATATGTTTTAAGTGCGTATTGAGTATCTTTTATTATACGAGCATACTCTTTTAATTGTTCTATTTTTTGACTCATATATATAAATATGAAAAAAGTGGTCAAATTGACCACTTTAAGTTAATCTCTTGGTTTATCTATCCCCAGATCACTAAGGAAATCTAGGAGATCGTCTCCATCTGTATTCTCTGACGTTGTTTCTAAATCTTCATTAAAGGTGCTCATGGCGACTTTATAATCATAGTCATTTATTTCACCATTAATCATCTCATATAATGATTTCATTAATCTTTTACCCGTTTCTGTGCTAGAAAGAACTTCTCGCATGAAAACTAAAAATTCTTTAGCTGGTTTAGAAATTATTGTTTGAAACATAAGTAACTGAATGCCAGCCTTATCTTCATCTGTAATTGTTTCTTCTGGGAAGGAATCTTTAACCATATCCCATATTGCGGGACCTAATCTAAAATCCCAAATTTCCTTGTTTTGACTATCTTCCTTATCCATCACTCTTCTAGCCATGTCCTTATCTTTTGGTTGACCATGTAGTGCTGAAATAATTTCGTATGTTCCTTTAATTAATTCGTGAACCAATATTGGAAAGTTAATTGCTGTTGCAACAACTCTTGGTGGATTCTCGTTTGGATATGCTTTTTCTTTACCTCCTACTGGTGGTGTTCCACCGCCTCCGCCAACACCTAAACCTCTATTACTTCCTTGCCATAACATAGCATCAGCTGCTGACATTAACGCGCCATACATTGGTATTAATCTATCTGCTTGTCCTGTTATTTGTTGTAATTTATCTGTTGCGTAATGAAACATAAAATGCCCTTTAGTTGATGCACCTTGCATCATAGCATTAATCATTCTTCTTTTTGCTCTTTCTAATGTAAAATCATCCAACTCATCAACAAGCTCTTTTTCTAACTCAACTTCTTCTGGTTCCATTTCACCCTGAGGTGAATTTTTAAATCCTTCATTAGATGGTTGTTCAATTGTCGCTTCGTAAACAATATCACCTTCTTCAACACCTAATTCTTTCATCACTAACTCAACAGCCAATGCTTCTAATTCTCTTAAATGTTGTGATTCAATTCTATTTACCTCACCTTGAGCTTGCATCATTGTACTAATCAAGGTATGGGCCTTTTCTTCGCCAACACCTAATGACATCCCTAAATTATTTCTAACATTATCAACAATTTGCTTATAACGTTTAGATGCTAATAATTCTTCAAAATTTGAATGTGGTTGTTCAACATCCTTAGGGAAGTTAACTTTTTTAAATGTATGGTCCTTGTTTGCCAAATCTCTTTCAACGTCTTGGTTTGGTCTACTATCTGGTGTATCAAATGTCATTGGCATTTCGTTAAGGTTTTCACTTAATCTCAATAATAACGCTTTTTTTGTTAATTTCATAGTTAAAATTATTCTGCGGCCATAGACATTTTAGGTCTATTTAATTTTCTTATTTTTGCTTTTGGATCTGGATCTGCAGCTGGTTCTTCATTTGGATTTCTAAATGGTCTTTTTCTAGGATCATCTTCTCTTCTTGGTTTTTCTCTTGTTGGTGTATCAGGAATTACTTCCGGTTGTACTGGTGCCTCTTCTGGCTTACCCGCAGACACGATAGAATCGAATGATAAGAACTCAGGTAATTTTGATAATTTTTTTTCAGTTAAATCTTCAGATACCACCTTATTCATTTTCAACTTAACCATTTCGATAATCTCAGATTTAGTTGTAAGTGTGTGATATTTCTTAGCAACAACATTATTAACAAACTCGTTAATGCTTTTTAAATTTATAGAAGGCTCAGTATCTGCTGTAGGTTGTATTTTACTAACAGGTTTTTTATTATCAGCATAACAATAACCAGGGGTTTTAATGCCCATTTTAGCACATGAAACAACAGGTTTTTTTGTGGTTTTTTCACACATACCTGGAGACTTTACTCCAATTGATGAACAACCAACAAACCTTTCATCCGCACCTTCTTTAACTTCCGCTGGTTGATTTTTCAACGCATCCGGATTTTTTAACGCAGCATTTAATGCTACAATATCTTTTGGGTCTTTACTGTCATATACGGTTTTAGTTGTTGTAACATTTTGAGCCTCCTTTAATATTTTATCAGCAAATTTCTTTAACTGATTATCATTAAATTTAACTAATGTTTTTTCTGAGAATCCTTCTTTAATAAGTTTCTCTATTGTTTCCGCTCTTTTCATTTTAATTTATATTTAATTTCTTCATTAATTAATCTAAGACCCTTTGTTGCTAATTTCTGTGTTATACTTTCTAATTCTTCAGCAAAATGAAATGAAACCCTTATTGGCCTTTCTTCTGCTTCAATATCAAAAGCTTCCCACCCTAATGCAACAATTCCATCAACCGCATCGATAACACCAAAATAATCAGAATTCTGTACTAATTCAAGTTTTAAATCAGAATTCTTAAGTAAACCAACTAAATCAATTGATTCTACTTCTGGTGGTATCGCCCTACCGGCAGATGGAATTATAAACCATTCTTCAACTAACGTATCTGGATCATTACCAAAGATAAATTCATATTGTCTTTGGCCTTTATAGTCTTGACCTAACTCGTTAATATATAGAAGGTACATTTACTCAAAATATTTACTTAGTGTGGTATTAATTGCTTCGTTGATATCTGATAATTCGTGTGTAATATCTAATTTTGCATTTTCTTCTTCATCATCTTTTGTTAAATGACTATCATAAGTTTCCTCATCTTCGCCATCTTCAAAATCAAAATATATTTCATCTAAAGCGACTTCTTGACTCTCATCTTCACCAAACTTGGTATTGATAAGTTCCTCTAATTTAGACATTCTTTCAGCTAAATCATCTTCAGGTGCAGGTACCGCCTCATCAGATTCTGGTTCCGATTCCGGACCTTCATCATCAGCTGGCATTTCCTCGGAATCCATTCCCTCTTCTTCATCTCTTTCAAACTTTTTAGAAATCTCCTCAATATCATCTTCTTCTAGCTTATCTAAATCAACAGCTGAAATGATCATATTTAAAACATATTTGATATCATCACTTTCCATTTTAGGTTGTTGATCTCTAAGTTCTTGACCTAATTTACCTGAAAACTTTTGAATCTCAGCCATATAATCAGAACGCTTACTCTCTTCTGGGCTCATAGCCTCTGGCGCAACTTCAGAATCTGGCATAGGCGCGTCCATCGAATCAACAGGTGCTTCGCTATCAGATGGTGGCATTGACGGTGCTGGCGCACTATCAACAGCAGGCTCTGGGCTTGGCATTTCTTGTGTTGGTTTGTTTGTCTTTAGGACATACTTGGTAATATCTTCATTCATAGATTCTTGACCTTTAATGAGTTCTAATCTCTTAAGGGCTTCACCATATGAACTAAATTTGTTTTTATTTTTCATGAACATACCACCAATATAATCTAGTGATGATTCATTCAATCCTTTTTTTACATAGTAACCGTCTTTCTCTCTTACGATTCCATAAACACCATTTTTACCCTCCTTAACTAATTCAGCTTTGGATGTTTTTTGGTTTGACGATTTTTGATTGTAGTATGTTAATTCGAGGATTCTTTTGAATTTCTCATCCCCTTGTAATTTCTCACTACCGATAGGTTTAATATCTCCCATTGTTTTTAAATTAAAAATAAGCTTATTCTTATCCTATAAATACAGAGGAAAAGGAAAAAAAATACTGATAACAATTATGATAGGGATAATTTTTTGTTTGAAATACTATTTCTAAGATCCATTAACTTCTCAATATACCCATTTCTTCTTAAAAGTTTGAAAGTTAAGTTCTCATATGAGTATTCCCCACCAGTCTCTAATCCACTTTTTCTAAATTTTTTAAACTTGTCTCTAAGGTCTATAGCCATCTTATCGACATCTTTTCCATCCTGGTGATAATCAATAAGCTGATCAATTCTTTTTGCAAAAAACTCACCCTTTTCTAATATCTTATTAGCGTCTATGCTCTCCTTTTTTAATGATGGTTCAACAACCCATTCGTTGTTTAAAACCGAATAAACACCAGTTGAAACATGCTTTTCGTCAACGTCTTGAACATATATCTCAACATCAAATCCTTTTATCTTAATATCATGTTTTTCATTCCACACGTTCTTCTTAGCATCAAAAAACTCTTTAACGATGTCATGCATAGCAACCGAATTGGTATTACCATCATTAATCTCATCCATATCTATTAGTATATGTAAATCAACATCTGAGTATTCTGACCAGTTATAGTTAGCTAATGATCCCGTTAAGATAACATCATGTATAAAAAAGCTAACACCCAAAAAATCAATAAAAGAATCTGTTATTTCAAGTAACTTATCCGAAACCTCTTTACTTATCACATATTCACCAGCTTCTGACTTATCAAAAATGGTTGGACATAAAGTATCTTTAAGTTGAAATGACTTAATAATCTTACTGTCTGTTTCTGGGTCTGATAATTCTAAAAGTTCGTCTACTAAATTTTTCATTAACTTACCTTTTTGTACGCGTGTGTATTCTTTATTTTAGCGTTTAAAAATGCTCCCTGTGAATCACCCATTCTAAATTTGGTGAACAATTCCCAAGACACATCTGAATATTCATAAATAGTCCCATTATTGAATACAACTGTCAATATTTTACTTTCTGTATTATATGATGCTGATTTAATATTAGTTGATTTAATATCGACGAATATATTTTTACCTTCGATCCTTTCTGATAGTATAGCCATAGTGTTATTGTTATAATATAATATAACTAATAAATACCAAAGAAAAAACCCTCAATATTGAGGGTTTTAATTTATTTCACCAAACCAAAGGAATTTCCACTACCGGTTTTCAATTAACTCATTAATTTGTCTTTTAACTGGTCTTTTTTTGTTGTGTCTCTAACTGCAGTCACCTTATTGTTAACTTCTTTAGACCTTTTGTCCAGTAAAATGTTAGCTTCTTCAATGTGCTTACGTTTCATTTCTAATTTATTCATGATTTCTATTTATTATAAATAGTAAAGAAAACCCCGATATTATCGGGGTTACATTTAATTAAGAGAAATAAGTCTCTCAATTGACTTCTTTTTATCGATTGGTAGTGTTAATACCAACACACCATTCTCAACATTACCCACAATGTCTTTTTCTTTAACATCATCAGGTATTGTATAAGATTTTATAAAATTACCAATGAAATGTGTTCTTTCATTCTTCTCATCCTTTTCAAAAGAGATTTTTAAAACACCTTCTTTTATGGTAATCTTTAAGTCATCCTTAGTTAAACCAGGTATTGACATTGAGATTTTATATTCACTTTCTGTTTTGTGAATATTAGTTTGTGGGCTAACATTGTAGCGAGATGCATCTAATACTTTATCAAACGCATCAAAGAACGGATCTTTAAATAATGTAATCATATAGTTTTATTTTATTTTTACAATTTACAAATTGTGAACCAAATGTCTAAAGCTGACATTTAGACATTCGTTAGACATTTTTTTAGACATTTTGTCTGAACCATATTTTGTTTTTTTAACTTTTTTTACGTATGTTTGTGTTAAACTTAAAAGATAGTATATGGCAGTAGATTTTGGTTACGAAGAAAACCCTAGGACTAACCCTAAAAACAAAAGAGTTAATTCAAACACACCAATTTTGGATAATTTTTCTAGAGACCTAATTAAATTAGCAGAAGAAGGGAAAATTGACCCAATAGTTGGTAGAGACAAGGAAGTAAAACGAATTGCACAGATTCTTTCAAGAAAGAAAAAGAATAATGCGATTATTGTTGGAGATGCTGGTGTTGGTAAGTCAGCATTGGTTGAAAAATTAGCATTAATGATTTCTAGAGGTGACTGTCCATCAAATTTAATTGATAAAAGATTAGTTTCACTCGATTTAACATCATTAGTTGCTGGTACAAAATACCGTGGCCAATTTGAGGAAAGAATTAAAGCTATTTTACATGAATTGCAGGAAAATCCAGATGTAATTGTTTTTATTGATGAATTACATACTATGGTTGGTGCTGGAAATGCTTCAGGATCGATGGATGCTGCGAATATTCTAAAACCAGCATTAGCTAGAGGTGAAATACAATGTATTGGCGCCACAACATTTGATGAATTTAAAAAACATATAGAAAAAGACGGTGCATTAGTAAGAAGATTTCAAAAAATCATTTTAAAAGAACCAACAGAAGATGAAACTATTGAAATTTTAAAAAATCTAAAAACTTCATACGAAAATTATCATAAAGTATTGTATGGTGATGAGGTTATTGAAACTATTGTAAGATTATCTGGAAGATTTATGACAGATAAACAATTTC